GTGTTTCTACATGGCCGCCCGGACGATGCCCTAGAAAACCCGGATCGACGGGGGCAGGATTACCATTCCGGCGCTTCCCCGACAAGCAAACAAGGGGCGGACAAGGCCGCTGACGGGGGCAAGACCCGGCAGTCCCCAGAGAAGCCCGCGACGGCGATTCCGGCGTCTGGCGGGCCTGCCGGTTATGGTGAGGCGGGATCGCGCGCCAGTGCCGCCCCGGCTGACGATTTCATGGATGTCCCGCGCAACATGGTCGCGGCGCTCGACCTCGCGCGGCAAGGGCTTGCCGTTTTCCCGATCCGCCACCGTGGCACGGATGACAAGGGCCGAGAGAAGTGGACGCCGATCAGCGGCTGGCAGGATTCGGCGTCCGACGACTTCGCCCGGATCGTGGAATGGTGGACCGATTGGCCCGATGCCCGCGTGGGCCTGCCGACCGGCAAGCGCAATGGCATCGTGGCGCTCGACCTCGACACGAAGAACGGGAAGGACGGCGTGGCGGCCATGGCTGCCGTTGGTTTCGCGGATGTCGATTCCCTCTCGCCTGTCAGAGTGCGGACGCCAAGCGGCGGTTGCCATCTGCTGTTCAGCCATGAAGCGGACCTCCGCAATTCTGCATCGCGGATTGGTCCCGGCATTGATGTCCGGGCGGAGGGCGGATTCATCGTCGCGCCCGGATCATGGAAGGGCGACCGCCGCTATATGCCGGAGGGGGAGCCTGTCGGCACGGTCGCCTTGCCGTCGTTCCCGGCGAAGCTGGCGGAGATGGCCGGGCATCGCGCGCCCGCGCCGGACTCTCCGGCGGTCCCGGACAACGGCGAAGATGACGACGAGATTCCCGTCATCCCCCAGTGGGACAGGATGCGGCGCGCGGGCGTTGCGCTTGCGGAAGGTGGCCACCTCGAAAGCCATGACCCGTGGTTCAAGATGGTCGCGGCGATCCACCATGCGTCGAGCGGGAGCGGCAAAGGCTTGGCGCTTGCCGACGAGATTTCGCAGCGGTGCAGCAACTATGATGACGGGGAATTGCGGGAGAGGTGGCGGTCCTTGGGCAAGGGCGACGGCAAGCCGATCCGCGTTGATTCGCTCTATCGGATGGCGAACGATCTGGTCCCGGAGTGGCGAAAGCAGGCCAAGGCCGCAGCGCCACGGGAGCCTTCCCGGCTCCAGCTTCTCACCCCAGCCGATTGCATCAATGCCCCGGCGCGCGGCTACATCATCAAGGGCCTGATCGCCCCGCGCGATGTCGCCTGCATTTTCGGCGCTCCGGGCGGCGGCAAGTCCACCATCGCCCCGCATCTGGGCTATCATGTCGCGCGGGGCGAGTCCGTGTTCGGATTGCGGACGAAGCCGGGCAAGGTCCTTTATGTCGCGGCGGAGGACGCCCACGGAATGAAGAACCGCGTGGCGGCTCTCTGTCGCCGGGATGGCGATGCCCCGGAATTCGCGGTCATCCCCAACGTGACCGATCTGTTGGCGGAGGACAGCCCAGACCTCGCGGCCCTTCTCGAAATCGTGGAGGAGGTCCGTCCGGCGCTGGTCTTTATCGACACGCTGGCAATGGCTTTCCGCGATCTGGAGGAGAACGACGCCCAGAGCATGAATCAGGTTGTCCGCATTGCGCGGTCGCTGACGTGCCACGGTGCGGCTGTCGTCCTCATCCACCATGGAACGAAGGCGGAAGGATCGACGCCGCGCGGGCATAGCGTGTTGAACGGCGCGCTGGACGTGGCGCTCCAGCTTCTCCCGGCGGACAGCGACCGGGTTATCCGGGGCAGGCTCAGCAAGAACCGGAACGGGCCGCCGGACCTCGACATCGCGTTTCGCGTGGCATCGGAGGAACTGGGCCGGGATGAGGATGGCGACGCGATCACGGCGGCCATCGTCAGCGAACTTGCGCCCGGCTCTGCACCACGAGGAAAGCCCTTGCCGCCCGCTCTCCGGGAGGCGCTGGCGATCCTGACCGAACTGGAAGCGGGGGACGATCCCGTCACCGATGAGGTTTGGCGGGATGCCTGCGTCGATGGCCGTCGCGTGTCGCAACATGAGGACCGGGACAGCCGCCGCCGCACGTTCAACTATGCCCGCAAGGCGCTGCTCGCTGCCGACCGGATCACGCTCCGCGATGATGGCCGCGTCGCGGTGAAGCCCATTCAGATTCAGACGTTCGACGATGAGGAGGGCGACCAGTGGGACCGGGAATAACGGGAATGGACGGGAATTACCCGAGAATACCCGCTGAGCATGTCGTCGGTAGGCCGGGAAGGAACGGGAACGGGGTCTTTAGACCCGTTCCCGTATTCCCGGTCCCGATGCTGGCCGCCTCTCCGGTGCCCGGACAACCCCTGTCAGAGTCTGAAATCGCGGGTCCCTCCCACCGGGGGCCGTTGGGGGGACGCTGAGCCGCAGCATTTCAATCTGGGAAATAGAATCATGATGAGTTCAGACTCTGAAATCGGCGTCATAGAGCTTGCCGACCTGTTGGCTGTCTCTGAACGGACAATCGGGAGCTATGTGCAAAAGGGCATCCTGTCCCGGAGCCGCCGGGGCAAGTTCATGCTCCGGGAATCCGTCCGCGCGGTCGCCACGCATCTCCGGGAAACGGCTTCCGCCCGTGGTGCATCATCGGCGGAGGGCCTGACCGCTCAGCGCGAACGCATTGCACGGGAGCAAGCCGACAAGCTGGAGATGCAGAACGCGGCTGCCCGGCGCGAGATGCTGTCCCGGCAAGAGGTGGTGGACGAATGGGCTTCGATCCTCCGGCTTGTCCGTTCCCGGATGCTGGCGGCCCCCAGCCGGATTCAACAGACCCTTGGGCATCTGAGCGCCCATGACCTCGACATTATCGACCGCGAACTTCGCGACGCTCTGGAGGAGCTTGCCGACAATGGGCTTTGAGAGTCCGATATTCGCTGCCCGGCTGGAGGCGCTGCAATCCCTCCGCCCGCCGCCGCGCCTGACGCTGAGCCGATGGATTGAATCGAACCTCCGGCTCCCGGACGACGTGTCCGCGCTGCCCGGCGATGTCCGACTATGGCAATTCCAACGCGAGATTGCCGACGCCATGAGCGACCCGACAATTGAGCGCGTAACGCTCGTTAAATCGGTTCGCGTCGGACTGTCCACGCTGTTGACCGCGACCGTTGGCAGCTTCGCCGCGAATGAGCCGTCCCCGATCCTGCTGCTATTGCCGACGGAAGCTGATTGCCGGGATTATACCGTCTCCGATCTGGAGCCGATCTTTGCCGCCACGCCCGCGCTTGCCGGGCTGCTCAGCGACGATAGTTCCGAAGGCGGACGCAATACGCTGCTGTCCCGGCGCTTCCCCGGCGGCTCGCTCAAGATCGTGGCGGCCAAATCGCCCCGCAACCTCCGCCGCCATAATGTCCGCGTCCTGCTGATCGACGAAGCGGACGCCATGGAACCGGGAGCGGAAGGCAGCCCGGTCCTGCTGGCGGAGCGCCGGACGCTGAGTTTCGCAAACCGCAAGATCATCATGGGATCGACCCCAACGCTGGAGGCGACCAGCAATGTCCTTCGATCCTATGCCCAGTCCGACCAGCGTGTCTTTGAGGTCCCGTGCCCGGAGTGCGGCACATTCACGGAAATCCTTTGGTCGCATATCGAATGGCAGCCCGACCAGCCGGAGACGGCGGCCTTCCGCTGCCCGATCTGCATGGAAATGATTTCGGAGAAATTCAAACCGGCGATGATCGACGGGGGACGCTGGCGCGCGACACGCCCGGAGATCGTGGGACATGCCGGTTTCAGGATCAATGCGCTTGTCAGTCCCCATGCGAACGCCGCGTGGGGCAAACTGGCGACTGAGTTTCTGGCGGCCAAGGGCAGCCCGGACACGCTCCAGACGTTCGTTAATACGATCCTCGCTCAGGGATGGAAGGAAGCGGCGGACGAACTGGAGGAAGGCGAATTGCAGGCGCGGGCGGAGCCGTGGGGCCTTGACGCGATCCCGCCGGAGGTCCTTGCCGTCACGGCTGGCGTGGACGTTCAGGATGATCGCCTTGAAATCACGTTCATCGGCTGGAGCCGCGATGCCGCGTTGATCCTTGGGCATGTCGTCATCTGGGGCAGCGTCGCCGATGACTCCACATGGGCCGAACTTGATGACCTGCTAAAGACAAGCTGGCCGCATCCGGGCGGCGGAACCCTCCGCCTGGACTCCGCGATCATCGACTCCGGCGATGGTGAATGGACAGCTTCCGTCTATTCGTTCTGTCGCCCCCGGTTCGCCCGGAAGATCATGGCCGGGAAAGGCGTGGCAGGGACCCGCCCGCCCGTCACCGCGTCTCAGGCGAAGGGCGTCCGGTTGTTCCTCGTGGGCGTGGACGGCCTGAAATCGCAAATCCTGACTCGCCTGTCGCGGGGCCGGTCGATCCGGTTCAGTGCCGATCTGGAGACGGCGTGGTATGAGCAACTAGCATCGGAGCGGCGCGTCGTCCGCTATGTGCGCGGGCAGCCCGTCCGCCGATTTGAGCGCAAGCCGGGCATGAGGGCGGAGGCGCTGGATTGCGTCGTCTATGCCTTTGCTGCCCGGCATCTGGTCACGGCCAACATGGATCGACGCGAGGAGGAGCTATCGACGCCCGCCGCGCTCCCACCGGTCTTGTCGCCTGTTATCCGGTCGAAATGGATGAGCCGCTAATTTGTCAAACCCGCGCGCCGATACATGCCAATGAAAGACACATTCATGCCGTATTGGCCGATCCAGTTCTCCTCATCGACTTCCAAAGTTCCGTCATCGTGGAACGTCAATGTCGATATGGCGCGCTCGTCGCCATCGCCGCGAATGAAGGTCATCCGCTGGTGGCTGTCTATCTCGCCAACAAATTCAAGAGTGCCCATATTGGGACCATATTCCCGATGCGCCCCCCATAGAGCATAGCCCGATATGAAGTAGCGTTTTTCACCTTCGATTGAATCAGGAAGGGGAGTGAGCGATATTTCGGCGCTATCTTTGCCCGACCCTAAACGAATATATTGACCAGCATAAGGGTCGGCGGGCGGCGTCATCATTTCGCCAAAATGGACCTGCTGAGTAAATGCCTTGTTGATTGTCCGGTAAAGCTCGGCGCGAAATTCTTTGACTTCGCCGATGGTGAGATTTTTTCGCTGAGATGATTTGCTGTCATATTCGTCGTGGTGATGAAAGCAAAGAAAAGCCAAATTGCTTTCGGCATTGTTCGTGTTGTCTTTGTCCAGATGCGCGATTTGCCCCGATTGAAGGCTGGTATCACGGTTCAAACCGAAGCATATACAGCATCGCCGTCGTGAACTGACGAGAACGGCAGTTTCAACATCTTTCGCGACGGGCTTCCGGGTCACTGCGACTGATTTCCGTCCAACGCATATTCTATTATCTCGCGCACCTGCTGAGCGTCATCGGTCCTGCCTCGTTCGTCTAGCTTGGTCGCAGCGGCTTCGAGTTCGTGGAAGATGGCATGGACTTGGCCGACATTCAGCGCGCCGCCCTGTGCAAGGCCCCGGACAATAGCTCTCAAAGCATAGATTGCAGGCACTGACATAATTTCCTCCGAATATTTGTCAGAGGTCTATCAACTCACGAGAAAATAGAAAAGGCCGCCCGGAGCTACGACTCTCCGGGCGACCCCAACCATTTCCAAGATGACAGGCCCGCTATGGCTTGGCGGACCAATCAGGAGTGCCAGACGGGAGGTTCCTGCTCCCCCGCCCGGCGAATCACTCCTACCTCAGAGCTTCTTAGATTGCAATATCCTAAATCTCGCTGAGATTGCGGTTGACCAAGTTTGGCGGATCAGGCATAACCTCAGCGATATTTTGGTTATGGAGGTCGAAAGTGGACGACGCGAAGCTCTTTACGAAGGACAATGCAGGCCCGACGCTCAAGGTCGGCAAGGCCGCTGAGCGGCTGGCGGAGCCGGGCCTGTCGGTTGAACATGCGGCGGGGCAGCTTCGCGGCCTTGCGTCCCGCAAGCTCGTATGGGCGAACGGCGGGACCGTGGGCGAGGGCAAGGTTGTCCACAACCTGTTCACGCTATGGGACCTCGCTGTCGCGAAAGTCCTTTCCATCCTGACTGTCGATGCCGCCGTGAATGATCCTTCCATTTTGGGGGCGGTCAGCGCGCAACTTTACGGATGGCCGGAACACTATTGGGACGAACGCGACGCGCGCTACCCCAATTCGATCCGCGCGGCCCTCGCTGGCGTCGCTCGCGGCGAACCTTGGGTCTGCCGTATCGACATCCGACGCCACGAAGAAACCGGAAGCAAGATGGTCCAGACGACCCTTTGCAACGCGGAAAAGGGAATCCCCAAGTTCAAGGGCGCGGATGGCAGCTTGCCCCGGCTCAGCTTCACCATCGCTCTCCAGCCGCCGTTTGAGCGACTGCTGACCGAACCGAGCAAGGCGCACTAAGCCATGCGTCGCCTGTCCTTCCTTGACCGGCTGTTCAGCCGCAACGCCAAGCAAGAGCGCGCGACCCGCCGCGACGTGCTGCAACGGCATTGGGATGCAGCGTCTGGGCATCGGGGCAATCCGTCGTTCGGCAGCTATGGGCCGGAGACGCTGGCAGGCAGCGCCATCATCGCCCGGAAAGCCCGCCATGCGGCGGAGAACAATGCTTGGATTGCGAACGGCGTTGCGGCCCACGTCACGGCGCTTGTCGGGCCGGGGATCGTCCCGACGCCTCAGCATCCGAACCGCGAAGCCCGCCCAGTGGTGCAGTCAGCGTTCAACCGCTGGGCACCTGTCGCCGATTATGACGAACTGACCGATTTCCACGGACTCATTGCGGGCATGGCTCGCGATATGGTGGTTAGCGGCGAAGCGTTCGCCCAGATGATGACGACGGACGAAGGTTTGCGGCTCCGCCGGATTGCGCCGGAGCAAGTGGACATTGCCCAGACCTCCGAACTGAGTTCCGGCGGTCGCATCATCGCGGGCGTGGAGTTTGACGCGGAAGGCCGCCGGGTCGCCTATTGGATTCGCCCGATTGATCCGACTGCCATCTTTGAGGGCTATGCGCCGCCCGTCCGCGTCCCCGCCGCCGATATTGTGCATCTGTTCAAGCCACTGGGGCCGGGACAGGTTCGCGGCATTTCGTGGCTGGCCCCTGTCCTGATCCGGGCGGGCGAATTGGACCAGTTGGACGACGCCTTGCTTGTCGGCGCGAAGGTCGCCGCCATGTTCGCGGGCTTCCTTATCGACCAGAACGGGAGCGCCGCCGGTTTTCCGTTTGAGGGCGTCACCGCTGACTCCATCATGCAAACCGGATTGGAGCCGGGGACCCTCAAAGTCCTGCCTGCCGGTTTCGACATCAAGTTTTCTGGCCCCCAGAACGCACAACAGACGGTGGATTTCGCCAAGCTCCAGTTGCGCGGCATCGCCGCCGGGCTGGGCGTCCCGGAGTATATGCTGACCGGGGACCTGAGCGGGGCGAACTATTCCAGCCTCCGGGCTGGGCTGTTGGAGTTCCGGGGCCGGGTTGAGGCTGTCCAGTTTCAGACGATCATTCCGCAAGTCCTGACTCCCGTTTGGCGACGGTTCATCACAACCGCCGTTTTGGCGGGCGATCTGGATGCCGCCGATTTCGAGTCCAATGCGGGCGACTGGTTCGCTTGCGAGTGGATTCCCCCGGCGCGCGAATGGATCGACCCGGAGAAGGATGCCCGCGCAACCGCCGAAATGATTTCCGCCGGGCTGACCTCCCGCCGCCGGGCCGTCGCGGCTCAGGGTTATTCCGTGGACGAACTGGACGCGGAAATCATTTCCGACCGGGAGCGCGAACGCGAACTGGGGCTGTCCTTCGGCGAAACGACGGAGGCGGCAAATGCCCCAGCCTAGCCCCGCCTATTCGATCCGCATTGAACCGGCGGCAACCGGCATGGCGCGTATCCCGACCATAATCCATCTGGGGCCGCTCGCGCCGCTGCTGGCCGATCTTTTGGCGGACAAGCCCGACGCGAAGGCCCGCCTAGAGGCTGCCGACGCCCTTATCCGCAAACCGGCGAAGCCGCTGCCCGCCGATGAATTTGGGGGCCTGTAATGACGACAATGGAACTTCGCCGCCGCCACGCCCGGACGACCGGGATTGAAATCCGCCGGGCACGGGCGACCTTTGAGCCGTCCACGTTGAACCGCGATGCCCGCACCGTGGAAGCTGTCATTGCGACGGACTCCCCGGTTCCGATGCCGGGCCGTATCGAGCGCCTGTCCATCGTGCCGGAGGCCGTGGCGCTGCCCACGCGGATGCCGCTGATCGACGCCCACAATCAAGGCAGCATCGGCAACATTCTCGGATATGCCGACAATTTCCGGTTTGATGCAGGCGGTCGCCTCTGGGCGATGCTGCACATTCGCGACGATCATGCCTTTGAACTGGTCGCCGACGGTATCCTAACCGGCGTCAGTATCGGATACCGAGTCCAGAAATTCACCGACCGCCGCGAAGCCGGGACAGGCCAATTGGTCCGCACCGTGACTCGTTTCGCAATAGTCGAGTGTAGCCTTGTCGTTGTTCCTGCCGACGAAAATGCCCTCATCAGGAGCAAGACTATGGAAGATGATGAAGTGATTGAGCCGGGCACGGAAACCATTTCCGAAAATCCCGGCAATGAGACGCGGGCGGAGGTCAACGCCCAAATTCGCAGCATTGCCCAAAGCGTCGGGCTGGGCGACGACTTCGCTAACCGCATGATCGACGAAGGCCGGGACCTGCTACATACGCGGGCCGCTGCTTTCGACGCCATGCAGCGCCGGAACGTGAATATCTCGACTGTCCGCGTCGGGCCGTCGGGCGACGATCCCGCCGTGGTGCATGAGCGGATGGCGGAAGCTCTGGCCTGCCGGGCGACTGGCACGGCCCCCAGCGATGCCGCCCGTCCATACATGAACATGGGATTTGCGGACATGGCCCGCCTGTCGCTGCAACGGGCGGGCGTTCCCGGCGTCAATATGATGGGCCGGGAAGAACTGGTGACGCGCGCCATGCACGTTACCAGCGATTTCGCCAATCTGACGACGGCGACCGGCAACCGGATTCTCATGCCCGCATATACGGCGGCGGAATCCCGACTCAAGCGGCTGGCCCGCCAGCGCACGGCGGACGACTTCCGCCCCATGTCGCTGCTCAAGCTGGGCGAGTTCGGGAAGCTCGCGAAGGTGACGGAGGCGGGCGAGGTCAAAGCCCTGACGACCGGGGAGTCCGTGGAGGGCTATTCGCTCGACACGTTCGGCGGCCTGTTCAACCTCAGCCGCAAGGCGATCATCAACGATGACCTTGGCGCGTTTGCCCGCTGGGCGGAGATGATGGGCCGGGCCGCTGCCGAAACGGAAGCGGACCAGCTTGTCGCCCTGCTGACCGGAAACCCGGTTCTCAGTGACGGCGTGGCGCTGTTCCACGCCAGCCACGGCAACCTTGCCGCCAGTGGGGACGTGCCGGACGTGGACACGCTCTCCGCTGCCCGGCTGGCGCTCCGCCGTCAGACCGGCTTGGACGGCGTTTCGCCGATCAGCGCGACGCCGAAATTCGTCCTGGCCCCGCCGGAACTGGAAACGACCTTTGAGAAGCTGCTGGCCGAACTGGCAGCCGCCAAGGTGGACGACCAGAATCCGTTTACCGGCAAGCTGACGCTGCTGGTGGAGCCGCGTCTGACCGACGCCGCCGCGTGGTATGTTTTCGCGGACCCGGCAATTCTGCCCGTCCTCGAATATGCCTATCTGTCGTCCGCTCCGGGTCCCCAGCTGGCCAGCCGCGACGGCTGGGAAACGCTGGGCCGGGAGTTCCGCGTCGTCCTCGACTTCGGCGCGGGCGCGGTGGATCACCGGGGCGCTTACCGCAATCCGGGGGACAGCCTCTAATGGCGACCTTGGCCGACCTCCAGCAACGGCGTGACGCCCTGTTCAAGGCCCTGACGGACGGAATCCGTTCGTTCAGGGACCAGAACGGGGAAGAAGTCGCCTTTTCCTCCGGCTCCGAAATGCGGGCGGCCTTGGCTGCTCTGGACCGGGAAATCGCGAACCTGAGCGGCGGTCGGCCCCCTTCCACGATTATCTTTCGCACAAGCAAAGGACTCTGAAATGAAGAACTATGTCCAGCGTGGCGACACGCTCACCCTGACCGCTCCGGCGGCAATCGCTTCCGGCGATGTTGTCGCCGTCGGCTCGATCATCGGCGTTGCCAATGGCGATGCCGCGAACGGCGCTCCGGTCGATGTCGATACGGTCGGCGTTTTCCGCCTGCCCAAGGTGTCGGCGCTCGCAATCGCGGCTGGCGATGTCGTCTATTTCGACGCGGCGACGAAGCTGGTCAACAAAACTGCCAGCGGCAACACGAAGCTGGGCGTGGCGACGGAAGCCGCCGCAAACCCCAGCCCGACGGTCGCTGTCCGCCTGAGCGGCGCTTTCTGAGGCTCCAATGGCCCGGACGCCCGCCAACTTCAAGCAAACGGACATGGTGAGGGCGGTGAAAGCCGCTCTCGCCGCCGGGCTTGATATTGTGCGGACGGAAGTTCTGCCGGATGGCACAATCCGGCTTATACATTCTGACTGCTCCTCTGTTCCTGCCTCAATCGACCCTTTTGATGAGTGGAGAGCCAAAAAAGATGCGCGTTCGCCTCAAGGGACTTAACCGGATCACGAAGAAACTCGCGTCCGGAAAGTCCGTCACCTATTATTATGCTTGGAAAGGCGGCCCTCGACTGGAGGGAACACCCGGCTCCCCGGAGTTCATCGCCAGCTATAACCGGGCGGTGGAAGCGCGGCGCGCGGCCCCCAAGGATCAATTGCAAACCGTGTTCGACGGCTATGAGGCGTCAACCGATTTCGCGGACCTCGCACCCCGGACCCAGAAGGATTACCGCAAGCTATTGCGCGTCATCGAATCCGAGTTCGGCGATTTCCCGATTGCCGCGCTGGAGGACCGCCGGACCAGAGGCGAGTTCCTTGCATGGCGCGAACGGCTGGCGGTGAAGTCCCGGCGGCAAGCGGATTATGCTTATGCCGTTCTGGCCCGCACGATGTCATGGGCGCTCAATCGTGGCATTGTCGCCGTGAATCCATGCGAGCGTCCGGGCCGCCTCTATCGTGCCGCTCGCTCCGATAGCGTTTGGACGGAAGCCGATGAGGCCGCGTTCTATGCCAAGGCCCCGGCTCACCTTCATTTGGCGCTCCGGCTGGCGCTCTGGACCGGACAGCGGCAAGGCGATTTGCTCCGGCTGACATGGGCCGCCTATGACGGCGACACGATCCGGCTCCGCCAGCGCAAGACGAAGGTTCCCGTCGTGGTGCCGGTGGGCGCTCCGCTCAGGGCGGCGCTGGACGCTGCAAAGGAGAAGCTGGCGAACCGCGACCCGGCGAACAAGAAACCGCTTCCGATGACGATCCTTGCGACCGAGAACGGCACGACATGGACCGAATCCGGCTTCCGCGCCTCGTGGCGCAAGGCATGTGCGAAGGCGGGCGTCGTGGGCGTCACATTCCATGACCTTCGCGGGACCGCCGTAACTCGACTGGCAGTTGCCGGATGCACCCCGCCGGAGATCGCGACCATCACCGGCCATAGCCTCCGGGATGTCGGCGCGATCATGGACGCGCACTATCTCCACCGCGACCCGGAGCTAGGGAAATCGGCTATCGCAAAGCTCGAAAGGGGAACAAAAACTCCCAACTGACCGCCCAACTGCCTTGGGCGCGTCCAATGACGATCTGGGGAAAGTCGTGCAATATCAATACGTTGGAATGGTAGCGGAGGAGGGACTTGAACCCCCGACACGCGGATTATGATTCCGCTGCTCTAACCAGCTGAGCTACTCCGCCCCATGGGCATGCCGCCGGGCGCTGCCCTGCGGTGAGGCGGCGCTATAAGCAGCGCGGGCTGATGGGTCAACGGGGTTTCACCGCATCATGAAAATTCTCTGCGCAGGTCATGCACCTGCCCCCGTGGTCAGCATCGAAAGCCACCATCCAGGCACCGCCGCCACGGCCAGGAAAGTGCCCAGCGGCACTCGCGTGGCGCCATCGACCGTTCGGCCGATCGCCATCGCCGCGAGAATGGCCAGCAGGCCAAGGCTTGCCGCCAGCAACAGGATGAAGGGCAAGGCCTGCCAACCGAA